GTTTCCTTTGGTCGTAACGAGGATAACAAGGCTGCAGAATATGCTAGCCTTGCACAAGGTCAAGGATATCAACCCAACCAGAAATTAAAGGTTGAGCCTATGACACTTAAAGCATTGGTTCGTGAGCGTCTCGAATCTGGTAAAGAGATGCCCACGGATCTATTTAACGTGTTTGCAGGAAACAAAACCAAAATAACAAGGAAATAATAAACATGAACAAAGAACCAACAATAAAAAAAGAAAATGCAGTGTCTACAAACATAGTGTTTGAGGCAGATGCAAATATACAAACTGGAATGGTAGGTCAAGAAGATCTTGCTTTACCGTTTCTTAAAATACTTGGACAACTATCTCCAGAAGTAAACAAGAGAGACGGCAAGTATGTTGAAGGTGCAGAACCTGGAATGATTTACAATTCAGTAACAGGCGAAATCTTCAGCGGTGAGAGTGGAGTTCCAGTAATTCCATGTTACTACAAACTCGAATACGTTGAGTGGAAAGATAGAGGAAAAGACGGATCTGGTGCGCCAGTAAAAATCTATCCTTCGTCTAGTGACATTATGACTAAGACTACAAGAGGTGGAGACTTTAAAGATAGATTACCTAATGGTAATTATATTGAAAAGACTGCGCAACACTTTGTAGTAGTAGGTAGTAGTTCTCCAACAACTGCATTAATTGCCATGAAATCTACACAATTAAAAATTAGTAGAAAATGGAATAGTATGATGCAGAGTATCAAAATGCAGGGTAAAAACGGGTTGTTTACCCCTGCAACTTTTAGCCATATTTATCAGCTAAAAACTGTACAACAGTCTAACGACAAAGGTACATGGTTTGGTTGGGAAGTGAGTAAAATTGGTCCTATCGAAGACGCAGGTTTGTATCAACAAGCCAAAAGTTTTTCTGAAAGTATCTCAAAGGGAGATGTTGAAGTTAAACATGGTGAGGATGATACAGCTAAAGCTTCTGATGGAGCAGCTCACTACTAAATAAAATTCCCTATCCGGAGAAGACAACCGGATAAGGATAATATGGGGCGCAGAGGGAGACTAAAGCGCCCCTTTAAAAGATAGAAATGGAAAATAGATACATAGAAATATTTACAGGTCTAAGAAGAGACTACGGTTATGCAGATATAAACTCTGCATTTAAGGATCCTTCTACAGGAAAATTAAAATTAAAATATGGCTGGGCAGCTAAGGAATTAATAGACCTTGATTACATACAACATTTAGAAGGTAAAAAATCTATTGGAGTCCAACCTTGTAATGATGATGGACTAGCACGTTTTGGTGCAATAGATATAGATTCAGATGAGTATGATAACTTTGATTTAAGAAAGTATTTAGAAATTATTGATAAGAAAAACATTCCAGTAGTTCCTGTTAAATCTAAAAGCGGCGGTCTTCATATATATGTGTTCTTTAAAGAACCTGTTAAAGCTAGCTATGTTAGAAATTTTTTAGATAAGTTATTATTTACATTTGGTTTAAAAGCTTCTACAGAAATATTTCCTAAGCAGACTCAGTTGGGAATGGGATCAGACGGTAAATTTATTAACGGTAATTTTATTAACCTACCTTACTATAATCGTAATGAAAGAGTTGGTTTAAACTTAGATGGTACGGAGTTTACTTTTGAACAATTTATAAAAGTCGTCGAGGCTAACAGAAAAACAAGAGAAGAACTAGAAGAATTTGCAACAGAGTTGATGAGATTAGAGTTGACAGGAGGTGCCGATGAGTTTGCAGATGGACCTGTTTGTTTACAAAGATTATCTAAATCTAAGTTAGATGATTACAGAGATAGATTTATTTATAACTACATGGTGTTTGCTAAAAAGAAATACCCAGACAATTGGGAAGAGAAACTTTTAGAGGGTGCTAGAAACTATATTGTTTACGACAACATTTGGGGTGATGAGAAAGTAAAACAAAAGATTAAATCTTATAAAAAAGACACGGCAGGTCATACTTGTTCAGAAGAACCTATTGTTAGTATGTGTGTTAAATCAGAATGTTTAAAAAGAAAATTTGGAGTAGCTTCAGATAAAGTTAAAAAGTTCCCTGCACTTTCTGCATTAATAAAAATAGATTATTCTCCAGAACCAGAGTTTAGATTTACTGTTCATTACAATGATAAAATTGAAGGCGAGGCTTCTCAACAAATAATTGCTAGAGATATAAATTTCATCATGGACCAAGAAAAACTAAGAAGGTTGATTGGAGCTCATACTCCTATCCCACCACCACGAATTAAAGGTGATGAAATGCAAAATATTTTAGATGTTCTTTGGCAAGGTATGAAAACAGAAAAAGCTCCTCCAGGAACTTCTCCAAAAGAAATCTTACATAAACATTTAGAAGATCATATCTATGGTGTGCCTGCAGTGAGTGATGCTTCTTTTAGAAGTGGTAGTACTTTAATTGATGACGGTTACGCTTATTTTGTATTCGATCCTTTTTATAATTATTTAAAAAATAAAGAATGGAAATCTAAAATAGATAGAACGGGTCAAATGATGATAGATTTTTTTGATGCTAAGTTGAGAGATCTAAAAAGATACCCTAAAAAAGAAACAGAAAAAAAATCACACAATCCTGTTAGATGTGTAAAGATAGCTTTGTCTCATTTTCCAAGAGAAGAAAATAAAGTTGAATTAATACCTATGAAAAAAAGAGAAGACATATTGTAGTGCCTAAAGTTACTAAAATATATGGTCCTCCTGGTACAGGTAAGACAGAGAAACTTATTAGAAGAGCCATGGCTTATATTAGAGTAGGTACTCCTATTAATAGTATAGGTTATTTTGCATTTACTCGTAAGGCCGCTCATGAAGCAAGAGATAGAATGCTTTTAAAAAATCCACAGTATAAAAAAAAGGAATTAAAATACTTTCAAACTTTACATTCCTTAGCTTTTCACACACTAGGTTTAAGAGAAGAAAATGTTATGCAAGACTATCATTACAATGATCTTGGAAAAATTTTAAGCATAAGAGTCAATGCTAAAAAAGATGCAGATGCTTCTCCGTATTTAAGTTGTGACAATGAATACTTTCAAATTATTTTAAAGGCTAAAGAAAAAGGAATTGCAGTTTGGGATGAATACTGTACAGGAGAACACTCTTCTAATGTAAAACCAGACTTACTCAAGCATATCGAAGTAAACTACAATCAGTACAAGACCAATAATAATTTAATTGATTTTGCAGATATGATTAAAAAATTTTTATCTAAACCAGAACTATGTCCAAGTTTTAATACAGTCTTTATAGATGAAGCTCAGGATCTTTCTCCTATTCAATGGCAGATGTATGACATGTTAAAAAATAATTCTGAGAATGTTTACTTAGCTGGAGATGATGACCAAGCAATCTATGGCTGGGCCGGTGCAGACGTAGATAGATTTATAAATGAACCTGCAAAAGAAAAAGTATTATCAAAATCTAGACGTATACCTATAGCAGTACAAGAAATGTCTGAAATCATTACAGAAAGAATCCAGGGACTGAGAGCAACTAAAAATTATTTACCTAGAAATGAACAGGGATTATGTAGTAAAATCAATAGTTTAGACAATGTAGATCTGTTTGAAGGTAAATGGTTGATTTTAACTAGAACCATCTCTAGAGCAAAAGAAATATGTAATTTATTAAAAGTTACAGGTCTTTACCATGAGAATAAAAACAGAAAAAGTTATGACACTAAATTATACAAAGCCATTATTAATCATAGCAAATGGTTGAATGGTGAGGATGTTCCTGATGCTGCTTTACAGGATATCAAAGAGTACATGGGTGAAAGAGAATTAAAAAAAGATTTAAAATGGTATGAATGTTTTGATACCGCTTCTGCAGATGAAAAAATTTATATTAGATTAATGTTATCCCATGGAGAAAAATTAAGTGAAGAAGCTAGAATTAAAGTATCTACTATCCATGCAGCCAAAGGAGGCGAATGTGAAAACGTAATACTAGTATTAGATAATGCTAAAAAAATAAGAGAAGCTACGGCTCACAGTATAATAAAACGTGACGAAGAGCACAGAGTATGGTATGTAGGGTGTACGAGAGCAAAAAGAAATTTATATTTAATGAGAGCAAAAATAGAAAGGAAGGGTTACCAGTTATGACACATAAAGATATGTTTGAAGATTCATTTCCACAAGATAAACAAATCGGTGGATCCCATTATAAAAAATTTCATATTCAACCGTATGAATTTATTTCAAAGAATGCCTTATCGTTCTTTCAGGGCAACGTAATTAAATATGTTTGTCGTTATAAAAACAAAGCAGGGATACAAGACCTTGAAAAAATAATTCATTACTGTGAGTTAGAAATAAAAACAATGAAAGATATGAAAAAAAAATGAATCCTTTTTTACAAATAAGATTAAAGTTAAATGCTGCAATTAAAAGAGCAGAAAGACTTTATAAAGAAAACCAAATAATGAAAAGAAGATTACTTAAATATGAAAAGCAAGGTATGTTGCAATACAACAACAAGAAAGGTTTAAATGAAAGTACCAATATTTGAAGCCCAGACAGAGTGGATTGAACCTGAGTCTTATCCAGATTTAAGATCCTATGATGAAATTGCTATTGACTTAGAGACAAGAGACCCTGATTTAAAATCTAAAGGTAGTGGTGCAATTATCGGTAATGGAGAAGTTGTAGGAATAGCGGTAGCTGTACCTGGTAAAAAATTTTATTTTCCCATTGCTCACGGATCAGGGCCAAACATGGATCGTAAGAAAACCTTAGAATGGTTTCAAGATATTTTAAATACACCTGCATTAAAAATATTTCATAATGCAATGTATGACGTTAGCTGGATTAGATCCATGGGTTTAAAAATTCAAGGACAGATCGTAGACACTATGATTGCAGCGTCTTTAATTAATGAAAACAGATTTAGATTTGATTTAAATAGTTTAGGTTGGGATTATTTAGGTCACGGTAAGAATGAGTCCGCACTTAATGAAGAAGCAAAGTCTAGAGGATTAGATCCTAAAGCAGATATGTGGCAGCTCCCGGCGCTTCATGTTGGAGCCTATGCCGAAAAAGATGCAGAACTTACTTTAGAACTTTGGCAAATGTTTAAAAAAGAAATTACCGATCAAGACGTAGAATCTATTTTTCAACTTGAGACAGATCTGTTTCCTTGTTTGGTAGATATGAGGTTTCTTGGGGTAAGAGTAGACGCTCAAAGAGCTCATGAATTGAAGCGAGCATTAGTAATAAAAGAAGAAAACTTACTCCAGCAAATAAAAATAGAAACAGGAATAGAAGTTCAGTTAATGGCTGCAAGAAGTGTTGCCAAAGTTTTTGATAAATTAAATTTAACTTATGAAAGAACTGAAAAATCAAATGCTCCATCCTTTACTAAAAATTTTATTGCTAATCACGAACACCCTATTGTTAGAATGATAGCTGAGGCTAGAGAAACTAATAAAGCACATACTACGTTTATAGATACCATAATTAAACACGAACATAAAGGTAGAATTCATGCGGACATTAATCAAATAAGATCTGATCAAGGAGGAACTGTAACAGGTAGATTTAGTTACAGTAATCCTAATTTACAGCAGCTTCCGGCTAGGAATAAGGAACTTGGACCTATGATTAGATCTATATTTATTCCAGAAGAAGGTTGTAAGTGGGGTAGTTTTGATTACTCACAACAAGAACCACGTCTTGTTGCACACTATGCAGCCCTTCATAAATTTCCCTCTGTTAATGATGTCATTGATAGTTATGAAAATGATACATCAACGGACTTCCACCAGGTAGTTGCGGACATGGCTAAGATCCCTAGATCTCAAGCCAAGGTAATTAACTTAGGACTTTTCTATGGTATGGGTAAAGCAAAGTTACAGGCAGAACTTGGGGTATCAAAAGAAAAGGCGGCAGAATTGTTCGAGACGTACCACGCTAAAGTTCCCTTCGTTAAGCAACTAACTAATAGTGCTTCTAATCGTGCCCAGGAGCGTGGCCAGATTCGAACCTTACTGGGACGATTATGTAGGTTTCATTTATGGGAGCCTAATCAATTTGGTATGCATAAAGCATTGCCTCATGAAGATGCCTTACAGGAACATGGACCAGGGATAAGAAGAGCGTATACTTACAAAGCATTAAACAAATTAATTCAAGGAAGTGCAGCAGATATGACAAAAAAGGCTATGTTAGATTTATATAAATCGGGTATAGTTGCTCATATACAAATACATGATGAATTGTGTGTTTCTGTTAGAGACAAAGAACATGCAGAACAAATAAAAGAAATCATGGAGAATGCTGTCACTTTGGAAGTACCCAACAAAGTAGATGCAGAATTAGCAGAAAATTGGGGTGATATTAATGGTTGATTATGGCTTATTTAAATGCGAACATACCGCCGCTTTACGCACAAATAAAAAAGGAGTATCTATATGATTTTAAAAAACATAAAGGAGAAGTTGAAGATTGTATTATCTTTGGCATTACATCTATGGGAGGCCGTGCGATTTTATGGCATGCCCTTATGGAAAATGGTGCGGTCTTTTATAGGCTCCCAATTTCGGCTTTTATTCAACGTGGTTATGAACCCGAGTCTGTTCCATCCCAGAGACTTGATGAACTGGAACTTTGGAATTCTTTTAGTTATTATCCTGCTGTTACTCATTGGTCTATTT